TGACCAACCTATTGGCGATGCCTTAATTAAGTTCTATGAACGACTGACCAAAGAAAATGAACGTACAAAAGAGCAAGCAGAACGTCTTGCTATGATGAATTACGGTATGCCTTGGACTGGCGCTAAAGAAATTACAGGTGCGCGTAATCAACCAGAACAGGTTGGAAACTTTGATGCGAATCTTATTAGCATGATGATGACAGATGATATTAGAAGAGAAGGCGATGAATTGAATCGTGATGGCGTAAGGGTTAATACAACAACAAATATGTTGTTGATGATGAATAAAATATTTAATATTGATCAAAACTTAATTAAAGATACCAAAATCGGTATGCTGGATCAACCACTTACGGATTACACCAGTGACTTCCAGTTTGGTGAGATTGATGGTGGTAAATACCTAAATGGACAACCAGTTCCATTAGGAGTTAGCAGTACATTGGATTGTACGACCTATGATCCGTTTGTTCCGCAGGTCATCATTGTTGATGCTGGTATCTATCTAAACACTTGATATGACCATTCAAATCCTTAGCAGGCGTTCCAGTCTCCTTAATGACAGACCATTCCCAATTCGCATTGGTGATGGAGAGCTGGCATTAAATCTTAATCCTGCTGATCCGGGTCTTTACTTTGCGGATAGCACCGGAGCACCCTCTACAGGGCTCATCAAGGTTGGTCCGGTTCATGTGGACTCAACGCCACCTAACGCAGCCCCTACAGGCTTTATAAACCTTTCTAAAGGTGAGCAGTGGCTTAATACAACCTCAAGTCCTATTCTTAATATTCATGATGGAACATCCTGGCAACAACCTAAAGCCGTTGCTTCTGTTAGCTCTGGTTCTTTCCCCTCTGGCCCTATTAACGGCCAGCTTCATTACGATGAATCTGTTACAACTCTATATATCTATCGCACATCTACTGCCAGCTGGACTGCAATTTAATCCTTTGCTTGCTTGATCATAAATTCCCAGATACGATCTAACTTTTGATTAAGACCATTCATTTCTCGAATGTAGTCTTGCTTAAGGACATAATCCTTAATCATATCTTCTTCTACATCATCAATTTTATCTTCTAGCTCATTGAACTTTTCTTGAATTTTTTCGTTAAAGGTGTTCAATGCCTTGCCTACTGCAGTGAATGCAGCAAAGGCACTTGTAATTATTACAGCAATAATTTCAGGTGCCATTGTTCATTGCATTTGTTCCTACTACTATTCTAAAGGATTTAACAACTTAGAATAAAAGAAATAATTTAAGGTTATATGGCAACAGGATATGAGCCCAACATAGAAGGCGCTCTTGCTGTCCTTGTTGATCTTATGATTGGAGAGGGCATAACCATGGCGCGTGAACCTTACACTCCTAACTTCAGGGGTTTGGTTGATGCTTTAATTGATTTAAAAGAAGATTACCCAACCAGGGTACCTAGTAGTTTTGCAATTGATTTGGTAGCTGGTGAAAACATTTCTCAAGGTCAAGTTGTTTACATTAACGTTTCTGATGGTGAAGTCTATAAAGCAATTGCAAGTGGAACTGTAGATGAAGCAACAGTCTTAGGTTTTGCAAAAGAAAATAAAAATGCAGGACAGGTAATTAGTATTCAAGTTGGTGGTATTCTTTCGTTATCAGGATTGGATGAAGGAAAGATTTATTTCTTGTCCGCTGCCTCTGCTGGTTCAATTACATTGACACCACCTTCAACTGCTGGCCAGTTTGTAACTAGGGTTGGAGAAGCTGGTAGTACAGCACAGATGTGCATTAAACCTGAAGTTCCTATTCTCTTAAGTTAATATCATGGCAACTCGTAAAGCGCTAGCATTAGTCAGTGGTTATCTTGAGGAGGTCAACACTCCTACAGATAAACTTGATTTTGCTGGCAATACTACTACTGATTTAACTGAGAGCACTAATCTTTATTACACTGACGCACGCGCACGCGCTTCAATTTCTGTTACAGATACTGGCGGCGATGGTTCTTTAAGTTATGACAACATCACTGGCGTCATTACCTACACAGGTCCATCTGGATCTGCATCTGAAGTTCGTGCTTACTTCAGTGTTGCTGCTGGATCAGGTTTAACTTATGACAGTGGTACAGGTGAGTTTGGTACCAATGCCATTCCCAATGCTCAGCTTGCTAATAGTTCAGTAACACTTGGTAGCACCCTTGTTAATCTTGGTGATACCAAAACAACGCTTTCGGGTTTTACTTTAATTGAATCAGCACAATATAACGTTAATGGTCTAGGGATTCAATTTGAAGGTATAACACCAGATGGTTTTGAAACCTCCTTAGTTGTTGAAGATCCAACAGCTGATCAAATAATTACACTGCCCAATGCTACAGGTACCGTTGCACTACTTGAATCGTTAAGTGCAACCAATACAGGATCTGGTTATGGTTCACTGTCTTATAACGATACTACTGGGGTCTTCGATTTCTCAGTTGTTACTGATGCTAACATCCGTGGTTCTATTTCTGTTACGGATGCAGGTGGAGATGGATCTTTATCCTATAACTCTGGAACCGGTGTTATTACTTACACTGGCCCCAGTGCTAGTGAAGTAAAAGCACATTTTAGTGTTGCAGTTGGTTCTGGATTAACATATAACTCAGGTACTGGTGAATTTGGTACCAGCAACATTCCCAACAGCCAGCTGCAAAACTCAGCCATCACAGTAGGTTCTAGTTCAGCAGCACTGGGTAGTACTCTGACAACAATTGCAGGATTAACTTCAGTTACTTCGGCTGCATTGATTACCAATGATAATGGTTTTAGAGTACGAGATGATGGTGACAATACAAAACAACTTGCTTTTGAATGCTCTGGTATTACAACTGCAACGACACGTACAATGACAGTTCCAGATAGCAATGGGACAATATCAACAGAAGACTTTGCTACTGCTGTAGCTATTGCTTTAGGATAGAATTATGTCAACTCAAGTACAATTTCGTAGAGGTACAACTACACAGCACTCAGGTTTTACCGGTGCTATTGGAGAAGTTACGGTTGATACCGTCAAACAAACTTGTGTTGTCCACGATGCCACACAAGCTGGTGGTTATCCTCTTCTCAGAGAAGATTGTACCAATGCAGCTCTATCTCTTGGTTCACTAACAAGTTGCGCTTTAAAATTTGCTGGTGATTCTGATACTGGTATCATTAGTCCAGGTGTAAATCAAATTGCACTTGTTACCGGTGGGGTTGCTAGACTTACAATAGATGGATCAGGTGCAGTTACTATTCCAGGTAACTTAATTGTCTCAGGAAATCTTACTGTGAACGGATCCTTTTCTTCTACTGACGAACTTGCACTTATTGTTGCTTTAGGCTGATATGGCAAATACTTTCAAAAACGATACAAAGTCAAGCCTGGTAACTGCTGTTATTACTGATGCATCAGCAACAGTAGTTACTACCGGTAGTACTGCAACACTTATTATTCTGGGTCTTCTTGCTTCCAACAAAACAGGTACCAGTGCCAATGTTGATATTTATATCGATAAGAACAGTGGTGATAATGTTTATTTGATTAAAGATGCTCCTGTTCCCGCTGGTTCTACACTTGAAATTATCAACGGCAATAAGATCATTCTTGAATCTAGTGATAAGATTCAAGCACGTTCTGGAACAGCAACTGCAATTGATTTAACTGTTAGCTATCTTGAGCAAACACCATAAGGAGAATAGTTATGGGTTTAACAACTATTTCTAATATTGGTAACATCGAAAAAAAAGCAGAAGATTTAGAGCATTATATTTATTTTTTAGAAGAAAGAGTCAACATATTAGAGTTAAAGATTTATAAAATCCAGCACCCAGAAGAGGTTCTACAGCTTGATGACTCTTCTTGGGATAATATTAGAAAGAAGCGAGATTATATTTTAAAATCAACAGATTGGGTTATGACGCCAGGATCAACCTTGGACCAATCTCAATGGGCAGCTTATCGACAAATTCTTAGGGACATTCCTCAAAAGTATTCTAAATTGAGTTCTGAATCTGTTGTATGGCCTAAACAACCTTCTTTTGCTGGCCCTAGTGCAGATCCAGTAAAATAATAAGTAACAAGATTAAAGGAAAACCGTGTATCTAGGTAACAATCTTCAAGTAGCATTTCCCAGCTATAAAAATATTGATGATATTAGTAGCTCTTTTAATGGCGCGACTACTTCATTTCCTTTAACTGTAAACGGCTCTTCTCCTGTTCCCTTTCCTTTATCTAGCAATCAATGCTTAATCTCTGTCAACGGCGTTGTACAGCGTCCAGATGACAGTGGTACTGAAGGTTTTAGGTTGAGTGGCGGCAATATTATTTTTAGTTCTGCACCTGGTTCTGGACAAGATTTTTTTGGCGTAATTCTTGCTGGCGCTGACTATGTGAATATTGGCGTTACTTATCCTTCTGGGTCTAGTGCTGTTCCTAGCATTACATTTGATTCCGACCTAGATACAGGTCTTTATAACCCTGGCGCTAATCAAATTGGCATAAGTTGCGGCACAACGACCAGTGTAGTATTTACTGCCACTGGCTACTCCTTCTTAACAGGTAGCGCAGCATCTCCTGGACTATATCCTGCAGGCGACACTAATACAGGTCTTTACAGTCCCGGCGCTGATCAAGTTGGCATAAGTTGCGGCACAACGACGAGTGCAGTATTTACTGCCACTGGCTACTCCTTCTTAACAGGTAGCGCAGCATTTCCTGGACTATATCCTGCAGGCGACACTAACACTGGTCTTTACAGTCCCGGTGCTGATCAGGTTGGCTTAACAACAGGAGGTACAGGGCGTTTAACAATTGACAGTAGTGGTAACGTAGCAATTGATACAAATGTTCTTTATGTTGATGCTGCCAACAACCGTGTTGGTGTGGGCACTGCTTCTCCCGCTGCTAATACTAAGTTTGATTTAAGTGGAACTTACGCAGCAAATATTACGGCTGTAGCAGCTCTTGATATTGATTGCAGTACAGCAAATTATTTCACTAAAACCATTAACGCTAATAGTACATTTACATTTAGCAATGTTCCTTCTTCCAGAGCATATTCCTTTACGCTTGAAGTTGATGTGACTGGATCGAGCACTGCCATTACATGGCCTGCGTCTGTCAAATGGCCTGATGATACGGCACCGAGTTTGACAGATACGAAAACGCACTTGTTTATGTTTGTCACGAATGACGGCGGCACGACATGGCGCGGCGCTGCGCTTGTTGATTACACCACCTGAGGAGACTGATCATGGATCCTATTACACGCGCAATGTTCATGGGAGCTGCAGGGGCTACACTTCCTGAAATTGGCGATTTTTATGAAGGAGGGTATTTTGCTGGTTTAATTAGTTACACTGCAGATGGCAATGCCACTCATGGATTGATTGTTGCGCCTCTGGCTTCTGGTTCTTCAGGTGCAACTAAGCAGTGGAAGACAGCAAATACCAGCACTTCTGGTACTAGCAGCGAATATGATGGTGCCGCTAATACTGCCAACATGGCTAATGCCAATCATCCCGCCGCTAATTTCTGCGCCGGTTTGACCATTAACGGCTATAGCGATTGGTATTTACCTGCACTGTATGAGCTTGAGATTGCGTATTACAATTTGAAACCAACCACTGAAATTAATGATATTGGATTCGGTACGAATAGCTATGCGGTACCGCAGCGTGGGTCGGATTACACAGCAGGAGATCCAGCGCAGACAAGTGTTGCTGCCTTTCAGGGTGGTGGTGCAGAATCCTTTGTTGAGTTTTCTGAGCAAAGCTACTGGTCATCCACGGAGAGCACCTCCACGCGGGCGTGGGTACTGGAGTTCGAGAATGGCGAACAGAGTGACAGATTCAAGACGAGCACGGATGCAGTTCGTGCCTTCCGCAAATTTGCTATTTAATTTGCGGAACATTCACCTTTTCTTCTGATTATGTACGTCCTCGCCCCCAATCAGACCGTCGAGAAATTTCCCTATTCAATCGGCCATCTGCGACGCGACAATCGCAACACAAGCTTTCCTCGCAATCCATCTGAGCAAATGCTCGCAGATTGGAATGTCTTTCCAGTGAAAGACCGTCCCGCACCAGCATTTGATCCAGCCACAGAAAACTGCAATCAAACCAATCCCACGCTAGAAAATAGCGAATGGGTGATGACGTGGCAAGTTAGCCCTGCCAGCGCTGAGGAGATTGCAGAACGGCTTGAGCGCAAATCTCTAGATGCTCGTCAGCAACGTAATCAACTCTTGGCCGATTGCGATTGGACACAACTCATCGATGCTCCCGTGAATTCTTCTGCATGGGCAAATTATCGTCAAGAGCTGCGTGACATTCCTGAGCAAGAGGGCTTCCCTTGGAACATCAATTGGCCCGAGGAACCCTAATAGCAGTATGCGCTAAGGCTGGTTTCTTCGGCACTATTTGCAAAGAGCCTGGGGTCAGGGATTGCCATGATCCACTATGCTATCTAGGAGCTATGATTAGACCATAAGTAGTGCATCAGCAATTGTGGCCAACGTCAAATTTACAAAACCGCTGCATTGACTGTAAGCATTGCAGCTGATTCGGCATTGAAGGGTTTTGAATCCCGTGAGCAGATTGAAGTACTCCTAAATAAATAATCTCTAATTTGGTACCTTATATTAATAGTAAAGACCGACTTACTATTAATGCATACCTCACAAACAGGTGTAGACCTAATTAAAGAATTTGAAGGTTTACGCCTAGATTCTTATTATTGTTCTAGTGGTATCCTTACTATTGGGTATGGACACACTGGGCCTGATGTTTGGGTAGGACAACTCATCACAGAAGAGCAAGCAGAACAGTTTCTTCGTGATGATCTTGAAGTATTTGAACGTGCAGTAGAAGAACTCATTGATATTGACCTTACCCAGAATCAATTTGATGCTTTAGTATCTTTTACGTTTAATTGTGGTGACGGTGCTTTAGAACAATCAATATTACGTAAACGTTTGAATGCAGGAGAAGATCCCAATACTGTTGCAGAAGAAGAACTGCCACGTTGGAATAAAGGTGCCAGTGGTCCTCTTCCTGGATTAACACGACGCCGTGAAGCAGAAGTAAAACTTTTTACATTAGAAGAACGTATTGTAGAGCTGTGCACTAATTACAACACCTGGCTAAAGAAAAAGACGGTTGCATCTTCTAAATTAAAATCCAATGAAAAAGCTAAAGTAGTTAAGGATCGTTGTTATAAATCTTGTAAGATTGTTAAGTCAGAACACAACCACACACTTGTTCAGTTTCCTTATGGCATCGGAACCTGGTGGGTTTACAACAAACATTGGGATGGTTTAAAAGAAAGTAAAGATCAAAGTAAACATAACCTGGGTTATAAAGTTCTTAATGTCCCTTATCAATCTCAACGTGATAACTACACTCAATGGTGGCGCACTTGCTTTAGTTCATCCTGCGCTATGGCCTTGATGTACCTCAAGCCCGGTGCAATCAAAAGTGATGACCAATACCTATCAGAAGTTCTTAAAATTGGTGATACCACCAGTAGTGCAACTCAAATCAGAGTTCTAGAAAAATACGGGATCAATGCAACGTTCCATCAAGATGGCACTCTAAGCAAGCTACGTGGCCTTATCTCTGCAGGCATCCCAGTACCCATTGGAATCCTTCACAAAGGCCCCTCCTATGCCCCACAAGGCGGTGGACACTGGATCTGCGTGATCGGCTATAACGAAGACCCCAAGTTCACTGGTGGCGGCACCTTTATCGTTCACGATCCCTATGGTGATTTAGATAACTACTCAGGTACCTATCCCACCACCAATGGCAATGCACTTCAATACAGTTTCCAAATGATCAGCCAGCGTTGGACATGCGAAGGTCCTGGCTCTGGTTGGTATATTGATTTAAGTGACAACTGATGTAAA